CTTTAGATCTAAGCGTTCAAAGGCTGTTAAAAAATTATCAGCAAATGTTCCAATTAGGTTTGCTCTTACTGGTACACCTATTGAAAATGGTAAGCCAGAAGAGTTGTATAGCATTATGCAGTTTGTAGATCCAAAACTACTTGGAAGATTTGATTTATTTGATCAAACGTTTATTGTTAGAAATCATTTTGGGGGTGTTCAAAGGTATAGAAACTTACCTATCTTTCATGAAAAAATGAAAACAATTTCTGTTAGAAAAGTTCAAACAGATTCCGATGTGGCTCCTTATTTACCTGACACCATTCATTTAGATCCAATCAAAATATCATTAGATAATAAAACATCTTTACTTTACAACTTTATTGCTGATGAACTAAGTCAAGAACTTTATGAAGCGCAACAACTTTTAGGAACTAGTTTTTCATTAACGTCTCATTACGGCCATGACAGTAGGATGGGAAATCAAGCGGACATGTTACGTGGGTCTATTATGTCTAAAATAACTGCGTTAAGAATGCTGTGTGATCATCCCGAACTACTTGCAGATAGTGTTGTAAAGTTTCAAAAACAAAATGGAGAGGGCAGTGCTTACATATATGGGTTAAAAGAAAGAGATTTATTAAATGAGTTAACTAAACATCCAAAGTTAGATATATTAAAAACATATGTGTTAGATCATTTAGAAACAGACTCAGATGCAAAGGTAGTTATATTTACTTCGTACGTAGGTATGCTGTCTAGAATCCAAAGCATTGTTGGTGGAACCTTGTATACAGGAAATATGAATGCTAAAGAAAAAGAAACAAGTAAAACAAAATTCTTAACTGATCCAGAGTGCAGAGTATTTATTTCTTCAGATGCTGGCGGTTACGGAGTTGACCTACCTGTAGCAAATTTATTAATAAATTATGACTTACCTTGGTCGGCAGGGTTAGCCGTACAAAGAAATGGAAGAATTAAACGGGCCTCAAGTAGATGGCCTAGCATTGTAATTCAAGATTTAATAGTAGAAAATTCAATAGAAGAACGTCAACACGAAATGCTTCAACAAAAAAACGCTGTAGCAGATGCTGTTCTAGATGGATCAGGCATTAATTCCAAAGGTGGAATTGACCTAACGGTAGGAAGTCTGATAGGTTTCCTACAGAAACAACGACCTTGAGGGGGTTAACATGGCAAGAGTAAAAGAAGAAGAACCAAGAGTTCCTGCAGTAAATGATCTTGAATCCCAGGCTAAACAATATATCTTTTTTAAAAAACAAATTGAGTATTTTGAGTCAGAAATAAAATCTTTAAGAGAAAAATTATTTGAAGATATAGATGCTAACGGTGAAGTAGATGGCAGTGGTAACTTGTTTGTTGAACTATCTACTGAAATAGATGGTGTAACCATGTTACAAAAACAAAAAAGAGTGTCTCGTAAAATTGACCCACAAATGGCTGATAATTTAATTGTGTCTAAAGGTCTTGAAACTGAGTTGTATAAAACTATTCAAGTTATTGATGAGGATGCTTTGATGGCTGCATTGTATGAAGGGAAATTAACTGAAGAAGAAGTTGATTTAATGTACCCACAAAAAATTGTTTGGGCTTTGATTTTAAATAAGAGATAACTATGGCTGGATTACGTGGAGACGATGAGATTTTAGAAGCGTTTGCTGATTTGGAATACATTCCAGGTTCTAAAAGAAAACGCCGTGAAGAAGATCCAAAAGTTTCTCGCCGTAAAAACGGGGAGAGTAATGGTTGGGATGCAAACCCAATTGTTAAAACACTGGGTGGAAAAGAAACAGAGGTATTTACAATCGGTGCATTTGCACTAGCGTTGGAAAAAACCATTGTTACTGTTCGCCTGTGGGAAAGAAAAGGCTACATACCTAGAGCACCTTATAGACTTAGATCTAAAACTCTAAAAGGAGAAAAGATCGGGGGAAACAGGGTGTACACCAGAGCATTAATTGAGTCTGCTATTGAAGAGTTTTCAAAGCGTGGCTTACTAGGTTCTGTTCGTGTAGAGTGGTCTAACCAAGAAGACCTTACAGAGGCTTTAATAAACCGTTGGAAGGAAATCACATCCACCGAGAGCCAGTAGATATTAAAGTTGTACAGCGATACAACATACTCCGTGCCTCATTACCGAAAGAAGAAATAAATGCCAATAACTAAACCAACCAATGACGTTGCAGCAAACCCTGCAAGTTACTTGGACGAAGATAGCGAAACCGCAGAACCAAAAATTGGTACTACGGTTCAACAAGGTTGGGAAGCAGCAGAGGCTCTTTTAACTGAGAACTCTTCCGAGTTTCCAACAGAGTTTCGTTTCTCTGAACAACCACAATTAATTAAATTCTTAGAAGACGGACCTTTCCGTGTCTATGAACAACACTGGATTGAACGTCCTACTGGCAAAAAATCTTTTGTTGCATTAGCAGAGAATGATCCATTTACAGATATTCTCGGAAGTAAACCACGTTCACGGTTTGCTTTTAATGTGCTTGTATTAACTGGTGAAGCACAGGGTGTACAAATTCTTACAGCCCCACCAACACTTGCACGTTTAATTAAAAAGTCTCATGAAGATGAGCGCAAAGGACCTCTGTCAAAAGAGTTCTGGGAAATTTCTCGGATGGGTACAGGACCTACAACAAATTACACTATGGAGTTTGTTCGTGGTCGTGACCTAGCGGAGGAATGGAAGTTGAACCTCGATGAGGTTCAAGAGTTAGTAGCACGGGCTGTTCCGTATACAGCCGAAGTAATTCGAGAGACCCCTCGCTCCGAAATGCTGAAGATTGCTCGCTCCTTGGTTTAACCAAGATTCCAATGTGGTGGAGCCTGTTTATTTCCGTTTTCAGGCTCCCCACTTAACTTACTAGTGAGGGAAATTTATGAACATTATTACAACCAAAGAACAATTAAATGATCTTGTTAAGTACTACTTACAAGTAGATGCTTTTGCTTTTGATGTAGAAACTGTTGGAGATAATAGATTACAACCTGTAGTTAATGATGTCTTATGGATTTCTCTTGCAACCGAAGGACGAACCGATGTAATACCCCTAGGTCATCCAAATGGAGAATTTTTAAATTGGGATAAAGAAATTTTGTTAAGTGGTCAACGCAAGGCAGTTGCTGGTAAACCTTTAACCGATGCTGATTACTCAAAGAACCAAGCAAAATGGAAACCAGTTTTTGATGTGCCACCTGCACAGTTGCTTCCTGGCGAAGTGTTTAAAGAACTAAAGCCATTATTTTTTAGTGATAAATTAAAAATTGGTCATAATGTAAAGTTTGATCTTAAATCAGTTGCTAAATACTATCGAGGAGTTGTTCCTTCAAAACCGTTTTTTGATACTTTAATGGCATCTTTTGTTATTGACAATCGAAATCGAACATCTTTAAGTCTTGCTGCTTGTGCTGAAAGAGAGTTAAGTTTAAAAGTAGAGAAGGGTGTAGGTGCCGAAGTTGAAGTACATGCTTTTTCTGTAGTTGCTAAGTACGCAGGAATTGATGCCGAAGTTACTTGGAATTTATATAAAACTTTTTATCCAAAATTACAAAATGGATTAAAAGATGTTTGGGAATTAGAAATGAATCTTATTCCAGCGTTGTGTGATATGGAATTAACTGGAGCAACAATTGATGTTGAAGAACTTATTTCTTTAAAAGCAAATCTTGAAAAAGACATTGATTTAGCAAAGGCTAAGGCTTGGAAATTAACAGGAAAACCTTTTGCAATGAATTCGGTTAAAGAAAAACAAGAATTATTGTTTTCTCCTCAACCAGAAGGAAGAGGTATAAAACCTAATTTAAGAATAAAAGTTGCGCTAACTGCAAGAGGAAGAATGGTTTTAGAAACCGATCCTAAAAATTTAACAATTTATCATTACTCAGTTTCATCTGACGCGCTTGAGTTTTATAGATCAAAAGATGAACTTGTTGATGCTATTTTAGAATACCAAGATTTAAATAAATTAATGACCACATATGTTATGCCGTATTTAGGCGGAGAAGTTACAAGAACAACAATGGGTAAAGAAAAAGTTTTTGATAAAAAAAGTTTATTAATCAATGGCCGAGTTCATACAAACTTTAAAGCACACGGCGCAGAAACAGGTAGGTTTTCTAGTAGCGATCCTAACTTACAAAACATACCAAGTGGTGGTCAGTATGGAACTTTAATTAGAAATCTATTTGTTGCTCCTCCTGGACATAAATTAATAGTTGCTGATTACTCTCAAATTGAGCCTAGAATTATTGCGGCTTTTTCAAAAGATCCAATTATGATAAAAAATTATTTAGATAAAGAAGATATCTACACAACAATTGGTAAAACAATGGGAGTAGATCGCAAAGCAGGAAAGGTTCTTGTTCTATCTATTGCCTATGGAGTAGGACCAGATAAAATTGCAGAAAGCATTGGATGCACTGTTGCTGATGCTAAGAGTTTGTTAAATAGATTTACAGAAAAATTTCATGACATATCAAAATACAAAGCACGAATTATTAGACAGGCTTTAGCAAAAGGTCCAGTGCCGTATGTACCAACCGTTTTAGGACGCAGACGTTACCTTCCTGATTTAAAAAGCAAAGACATAGGACTTAGAGCACGAGCCGAAAGACAGGCTTTTAATACAGTGATTCAAGGATCAGCAGCAGATTTAATGAAATTAGCCATTATTAGAGCACATTCATGTTTTATAACTGAACCAGGTGCTAATGTCATTTTGACTGTACACGACGAGTTAGTTACAGTTGCTCGTGAAGACATTGCAGAAAAGGTAGCCGAAGCAATTCGGGAATCAATGGAAGGAATAAAAATTTCAGAGATTACAGTTCCGCTTATTGCTGATGTCAAAATAGTAAACAAATGGGGAGAAGCAAAATGAGATTTCTTTGCAAATTGTTTGGCCATAAAATGT